GCCATTAGACTGGATCACTTCCCTGCCCCGATGTTGACGGAAACTGGACTGACAAACTGGTGACAGTGCCCACACTAAAGCCATCGGTTGGTCGTGGATTTTTTAATGATAGATTTTCTTTTATAAATCGTTTTGGTGTTAGCTGTGGATGCTTTGCTTCGTAGGCGCGTGGACTTACGCGCAAGCCATTCCACTGGGTTTTGAGTTTACGATACGGAACCCGCTCCCCTGTGATGTCACAATAACCAAAACTATGTTTACCCGATCCGTGCCGCAAAACCTGTACCCGCTATGTTTGGTGTCAAAAACAGTGACGTGCGTTCTTCGTCTTCTTGTATTGCTCGAAGAACATCCTCGTCGTAGCGCCGTTTAAACAGCGTTGTGCGAGCAGTATCCAGCGTCGGTAACTTCTCCGACAGCATGAATGCAAGTCCCGTAATGACAGCGGGTAAAAACTTAACAGGAACGTCAAGTGTGTTTGTGTAATCGCCCACGTCTTGTATGCGAGTATACTCAAAATAGTTGATTGTGTACACCTTCTCAGGCGTTGGATACAAAAACAACTTCGGGGCATCTCGCTCCCTGTCTAGGTAAAAATGACTGGGTCTGGTCTCGTTAGTCTTATTGGGCATCGCTGCGTATTCTGCCTGCGTATACCGCGCAACAGATATTTCAGAGCCTGTCGTTCCATCCGATAAAACATAGACATCGTAAACATCTAGAACATCACTATCCAGAGTATAGGATGTCTGGGATGCTACAGTAGACAGCGTCTGTTGAGCCTGTTTAAACAGATGCACATCCCTGTTTCCAAGATCCTGCAAAAGCAGGTTCAAGGAGCGACGGGCGCTGCGGAGTTGATGACCAGTTGGACTGGAGACTGCGCAACGCTCATACGCTTCTATAATGATTTCGTCTACCGACATATTAAAGGTAGCCGTGCCCGAAACCGCCATAGCGTTAACCCTTCTGTAATTCGAGGATTATCGTATAGGTATCCAAGTTTGTGTGACCACGGGTTGTAATTAGAATGTCACCCGTTTTACCTGAACCCGCCGTGTTAGGAAGCCCACCGAAAGAAGAGAAGTCTAGAAAACCTGCTCCATCAGACGTTAGGCTAATTGCGTGGACATTGGTACTGGCATCCCATAGCAGGTCAACATCCATCCCACTAATGGTCCACCAACACTTCATAATTTTAAGATTGGTGGATTTGCTACCGCTCGCCATTGCCTCTAGGGCTGAAGCGTCTACCTTTACAACGGCAGACTCCCCAGACCCATCAGACACATTAGTGAAACGCATAACAGCCAGCCTCTGACCATCTTGGATAGTTGTTGAGGCGACTAAATCTGCCATGAATTAAGCCCTTTTCATTTTCTTTTTCTTTTTCATCATAGCCATCATTGGCTTTTTCTTTCGAGCCTCTTCTGCTGCTTTCATACCTTTTGGTGTATACGGATATTTTTTACCACGAACATTTGGCATATTTAGTCTCCCTATTAAGAATCAGCAGACGCTGTGATATTGGTATTCAAGCCCACCTCTCCATCAGCATTGGCTATAGCAATTGGTTGGAAGAACTGCATGTCTGCTCCAACAAATGCTTCCGTGATATTGGCAGCATTGTCTTGCAGTCTTGCATAGATGTTTGGTCCAACATTACCCGTTGTTGTTGCAACAGCAGTGAAGCACACGTCTGCAGCATTACGAGTTCTGATATATGAACCGTTAGCACCACCGTTAATGGTGAGGTTAACAGCAGCTGTGGTTACGTTCTCGATAGCGGCTGTATCAAAGTTGCCGTCGATCCAGAAGTTACGGATCATCGTGTCGTCACCGCCAACTAACTGTAGTGCAGAAGCACCACCAGCAGCAGCCGCACCACGATGTGCCCAGCCGTCAATTAACATTCTATCGGCGTTTGCATCCGCAACGATGCAGTCAGTCATCTGACCTGTAACATCGCGTGTCTCACAGTTGATCATAGAAAAGTCAGCTGCATTGACATCGATTATACCAGTCAAGGCATCGATACCACCTGTAAATAAGAAATTGGAAATGGTGATGTTGGCAGCATCAACATCCATATCCGCACCGACAGCCGTTGTGAAATTGACTGTAGGTCTATTGGAACCGTTGCCTAAACCTATTATGGTGATACCAGCTACGTCTAGAGCTAAACCAGCTGCAGCAGTGACCGTTTCAGTGTGTCCCGCCTTGCAAATTATTATATCGGCGTTGTTTGCGCTACAGCGACCGACCGCGTAGTCCAGAGTTGAAAAGGGTCGGTTGTGAGTACCATCATTGGAATTGGATCCTGCACCAGAATCAACCCAGTAGATATCTCCACCATAACCGTTAAGAATTGGCATACCTCTTATAGCTACACCAGAAGCGAACCCGTTAGGGTAATTAGATATTGGCATAATATTGCAACCTTTCTGCAATTAGGCGGGGTCTCCCCCAAACTCATTATTGAGCCGCTGAAAAGAAAGGTGGGGGAAAACCCCCACCCATTTACTTAGGCACCGCTTGATGCGTAGACACCGCGAGGATCAGACCAACCAAAGCTGTAACGCTCTCTTGATTTGAATTTCATGGTATCGGACTCGAAGTCACCTTCATTCGAAGTAGTAACACCAAGACGCTCAAAGTATTTCAGAGAGTCCGGGCAGTTATTCAAAATAAAGAATGCATCTGTATCAGACAGGAATGCATTGACCTCTACACCTTCGCTGAACATACCCATAGAGTTCAGTGCGTTCAGATCGTTGTCTGAAGTAGCAGGTCTTAACTGAGACTTCAGGATACGCTCTGCTACAAACTGTAGCTCAAAAGGTATTAACAACATTCGAGGTGTAATCGCGATTGGTAGACCGCGATCATCGACGAAGTTGTTGACAGCGATAACAGCGTTTTCAAGTGCAGTTTCCGACAAGTCTACCTGCGTAGTAAATGTATTGGAAAACGTACCGCCAGAAACAAGAGGATGAGAAGTGTTAGCCAAGCTGACACCGTCACCGCCTTTATAGCTGGATGAGAACGCATTGTTAAAGATGTTAGCGGCAGTCACCTGCTTGGTGTGTGCCATTGATCGAGCGAGTGCTTTCGTGTAACGAGTTGAAAGTTGCTCATAGAGGTTATCCTCCATCGCTTCACTCGATACACTAAAGCCCAAGGCCACTGTAGAATGCTGATATCTTGCGGTCCATGCTTCCTGTGCTGTATCAAATGTTACCGATGCACCTTCAGCTTTTGTTGGAGCCGCCCCAAAACCAGACAGTAGAACCTCTTCTTCAAACGCTCTGTCCGAAGAAACCTTCTCAAATAAACGCTCATGTTGGTTGTCGTACCTATCGTACTCCATTCCAAATAAAGCGTGTAGACCGGGCACCAAAGATTTGGCGTGGTCTGACCTTACTATTGCAGCCATTTAATCAGACCTCCCTATATGCCAGCTGTGAACTGTCCGAAGAACGATTCGTTCAGCGACACTTCCATCTGGACTTGGCTTCCAGCAGCGGAGCCATAATTGTTATCGGGAAGGGGAAGTTTTCTAATAACTTTCCACCCAGCTTGTGATGCAGAAGCACCTGATGTATCCAGCATGTAGCCAGATAAACCTGTTGATGTGCTTCCAGAACCAGCAACGTGATCGGCTGAAGTGCCGAGATCTGCCGATGTCAAGTAGTCACTATCCGCATCGTCGTAGACTTTGTATGTGACCATTGGATCATCAATAACCAACGCAACAACATCTGTTGCACCAGAAACTGCACCGGGCCAATACTTGGAGAATACAACTTCACCATCGGACTTTTTGTAAGAAACACCTTGGAATACGCCGAGTATGACGTTACCAGCTGCTGCGACTTCTATTGTCCCAGCGGCAACAAACTTCACAGGATCACCTGAAAAGATTTCGGTGCTATAGTCTATCGCGATAGTGTATTCAGAAGTTCTGATTTCACCACCCGATAGATGACGCAAGGGTTGAAACCCATAAGCTGCCATTTTATCGCCTCCTTAGATTAAAAGAATAAGTGGCGATCTTTAAGTTCAGTCGTCGAACTGAACCCCTCGACCACCACCCGTCGAAACACGGGATGTTCGGTCAACGCTAATCGGCATAGTGGGATGTTGTTCTTTAAATAAACTGTTATCTACGGCTGTTAATAAACGATCTGTTTTACCGTCTATATAGTCCCGTTTTGCAGAAACCTGCTCTTCAGTATTTTTCATTAGAATCAAATCACCCTGACCTACAACGCCAGCAAATCGACCTTCTTGGTGTACCGATCCCAAAAACTCTGGATGCTCTTCAAGTTTGACAGGCTCCCATCCTTCACGACGACGAACAGACAAATTCTTGTCGTCATCACTGCCAAGGATTGAAATCCTGACCCACCTGTAAACCAATCCGGGTTTTGCATTCGGTGCATCAAGTTGACTGGGCGGGACATAAACTGCCCGTTGGGTATTGGCGCGAGTCTTTACATCGCGATCAGCGTGTTTAACGGTAGTATTCATATAACCTACTCCACGTAACGAGCGTAGTCTTTAGGAGAAACGCCCAATCGTTTACATACATCAAGCTGTGCTTGGGTGAGTTTGATCGTGCGTTTGTTGGAGCCTCTCGTCACTCCAGCAACTGGCGAAGTTTGCTGAGATCGTGCCTTGGCCTGCCCAAATTTTTGAGGGAAGGCATCTTTAAGCCGTCGATCTAATTCTTCGTAATATTCATCACTAGTTGTATCATATCCTTCGCTATTTACCAAACGGTTGTGAATAGCATACGCAGATCCTGTTAGTATTTCGTCTTGCCCAAACCAGTTGTTTCGCCGCGCCCACTCAACCGCCTTGGGTTCAGGTTGCGCTTGCTGTTGTTGTGTGGTTTGTTGCTGTTGAAACTGTTGTTGAGTCTGTGCCTGAGAATGATTGGCATTTTCCCAACGCTCCTGTTCCTGACGACGACGTTCAAAGTCGGAACTCTGGTTGTTTAATCGGGAGAGCTTGTCCTGAACCTCAAACATTTTAGAGGTATCACCACTGTTATATGCATCGTCATAGTCACGCTGTAACGTCATCTTCTGCGCTTCAATAGCAGATTCACCTGACGTTAATGCATTAGCCTGTGCCGCATTATATGCCTG